GGGGGGGGGTATAAATGGCCGGGAATAGATTTTGTTACAGCGTCCTTTATGCCGTCAAAGTCTGTCTTAATAGGCTGAAGCTGGAGCAGGGAACCGAGAGTAATTGTTTTCTGCGGTCCACAGAGCTTATCCAGCGTTTTTGTAGGAAGTATGTAAAAATCCCACTTATCGAGGCATAAAGGCTCGGCCTTAGCCCGGTTCTGTTCAGCATAGAGGCCGAAAACGTAAACATCGGATTGCCGCTTGAGCTCAGGCGAATAATGGCCGTCTGGCAGTTGGAGCCGGGTCGGGGCAATCCCGAAAGTGGGGTTGGATAGCTTTTTCTGGTTGAAGCTGACGGCTTGCAGATATGCGCTACTCTTGACCTCCACACGGATGATTGACTGTTCAACCTCATCACACCACCAGCGGCAGGGAAAAGCGATGTCATAGGGTTCCCAATCAACATAGGTCTGACCCATATCCATTCCGAGAGCCGCTGATACCAGAAACTCACAGTAGGAGCCGCGAAGTGTATTACTCAGCAGGTCTGAAGCACTCCACCGCCAGAAGTCACCGATGGAGTACCCGATGGATTGGCCATCAATTATAATCAGCTCATCACCGCGATGCTGCACGGCCATTGCACTCACCTCCTCACAGGGTCAAAATGAATCACCCGATTTTTGCGTTTTCTTCAGCTTGGAAAGATGCCAAGAGAGCCCGCTGCTCCGGTGTCATATAGCGGTCGAGCAGAGTCCAGAGCACCTGACGGTCAGCGGCCGAAGCCTTTTCGTAGCAGGATACCAAAACGGCAACATCCGGGGTCTTGGCCGTAGCTGCTGGCAGGTCTGCTCCAACGAGCGTGTCTAAGCTGACATTTAAGACCTGTGCAAGCGCAACGAGAGCCTCCACATTTGGAGTACGTCCTTTAGGTCCCGGCGTAGTATAGCGGGAGACGGTGGTCTCGGTTACTCCGAGTTTTTCTGCGATTTCACGTTGAGTGGTTCCACGCTGAGAAATAATTTTTTTAAGATTGTCGGCGAACATGGCTTTGCTATACATGGCATATACCCCCATCAAAAAGATAGCTTTACTAATTATAAAGTATTTTTCTCAAACAGTAAACTTACTTACCAAAAATATCATTTTCTTATTGACAATTACCGAAATGGTATGTTAGAATGAATATAGGGAGGTGAACAATGAATGGATGCTATGGAACTGAAAATTGCCAGAATCCGAAAAAAGAAGTCAGCAAAAGACTTGGCATTTGCCATCGGGAAGTCTACCGCCTCTTATAACAAGAAAGAGCGCGGTGAGGTTCGGTTTTCCAGTGATGAGATTACGACCGTCACAAAGGAATTGGAACTTACCCCGGAACAGGTGAACGCTATTTTTTTTGACAACAACTTACCGATTCGGCAAGTTTCGGAAGAATGCTTACCAGCAACTAAAGTATAGCGCATAAAGGGGGCATAGAAAATGGGACGTGACGCTGCAAAAGCCTGTGAGAATCAGTGTTTTCGGTGCAGAAAAGAAGCCGCAAAATACAACAAGAAGCTCGACAGCCGCGAAGGTGCTGCGGAGATGCTTGGTATTTCGGTTTCTAGTCTGGCTGATTATGAGCTTGGCAACACGAAAGTTATCCCGGTGGACAAAGTGGTTTTGATGGCAGATATCTACAACTCCCCGGAACTGATGGCGTGGTATTGCTCATCCGAATGCCTCATTGGAAAATGCTTCCCTATGCCGTCCTCGGAAGTGGCCACGGTTGAGCGGACAGCCATGAACCTCTTGAAGCAACTCCGACAGGGAGATGTGGAGAGGGTCAAGGAAAAGCTCATCGACATTACCGCAGACGGCGTTATCTCTCCAGATGAACGCGCAGACTTGGCCGAAATACTGGACTACCTCGATGAACTCATCAAGGCGGCAGGTGAGCTGAAGCTCATCGGCTCAAAGGTCCTGCATGGGAGCGTGGGCGATGGCTGATATTCAGGCAATCAAGAAACTGCTCCAAGAAGAATACGGCATCAAGTCGGCTGCGGAACTGGACACGGCTATAAGAAAGGCTGGTAAGCTGAACATCGGCGTTTTTGCATCGCCGGTACGGAAGAAAGGAGCTCAGCGTGGTAAAAAACACAGTGCCGCATGAGTAGCGACAAATTGACGGCAGCGCGAGAAGCGGCTGAGGAAACGCTTGGTTTTAGAATCCCGGAAGTGGTTGCCACAAGCATTCTCTGGTATGCCAGACGGAAGTGTGAGCTTGCTGGAGAGCCGGAAAGCTATTTGCCGCTGCTGTACGAATCGGAATTGACCGACCACTATATGAGGTTGGCCATCAACCAGAAAGGAGAAAAACTGCGTGAACAACGAATGCACGAAGCCCGCCATTCCGGACTTTCCCGAATTGACCTTTGAGGAAAAAGGGCATACCTACCACTTGAACGGTCTGGAAGTTCCCAGCGTGACAACGGTAATGAAACCGCTGTCCAATGATTTTTACAGCACAGTTGACCCGGAGGTTTTGAACAGGGCTGCAAGCCGGGGTACTGCCATTCACAACGCGGCCGAGAACTATGCGAAGTTCGGCATTGAGGACGTTCCCCCTGCGTATGCCGGATATTTCGATGGATTCCGCCAATGGTGGGATGATGCGAAGCCAGAGATTCTAGCAACGGAGCATAAGCTCTACCACAAGATTCTGCGGTACGCGGGAACGGCAGACCTGCTCTGCATCATTAACGGCAAGCTGACGTTGGTAGACTACAAGACTTCAGCTCAGGTCAACACCAAGCTCTGTGCTATCCAGTTGGAAGCATACGACAGAGCATTGGAAAGTCACGGAATCAAGGTGGAAGACCGTTTGATTCTGCATCTTTCCAAAACAGGCCACAAGGCCGTCAGATTTCCCAGAAGCGGAAAATGCTGGTCGGTGTTCTCTGCTCTGCTGACGATTAAAAACTACATGGATGAATAAGTTTCAGGAGGTTCACAAATGGAAAACATGATGACAGCAACGGTCAAGGTCCCGGAGGTGACTCCCGCCATTATGGAGCAGAAGCTCACCCGCGAGGTCAGCGAAATTGAGTTCAAAGCGGAGTCCTACGTTATCCAGAACGATGAGGATTACGCTGCGGCGGGCGAGTTCGGCAAGATGCTGAAGGAGAAATCCTCTCAGGTCACTACGTTCTTTAAGCCGATGAAAGATGCTGCTTATCAGGCACACAAGGCAATCTGTGACCGAGAAAAGGCTATGCTGGCTCCGCTGCGTAATGCTGAAAAAATCATCAAGGCCACCATGAGCACCTACGTTACCGAACAGGAACGTAAGCGGCGGGAGGCTGAGGAGGCCGCTCGCAAGGCAGCAGAGGCCGAGCGGGAGCGCAAGATGCAGGAAGCATCTGAGCTTGAGGCCGCAGGGGATAAGGATGGCGCAGAGGCGGCTTTTGAAGAAGCAGCCATCATGGACGATGCTGCTGATTATGAGGTTCCTGCCGTTGCAACTCCCAAGGTCAAGGGTGTGAGCACCGCAAAGGATTGGGAAATCGTAGAGATTGACCCGAAGACGGTTCCTCTGGCAGTCGCGGGCGTTGAGATTCGCCCGGTAGATAAGGCGGCAGTTATGAGGCTCATCCGGGCCTCTAAGGGCCAGATTGAGATTCCCGGTATCGTCTACCGGGAAGTAACCAAAATGAGCTTTAGGAGGTAAGAAAAATGGCGAAAGAAGCAATGGTTCCTGCGGCATCCGCGATTCAGCCCAAGATGAACACTGGCTCACTCAGCGTGTTTTCTGATGCGGAGAACTTCAACACTGCACTCCGTATGGCGAGTGCGCTGGCAAAGTCTACGGTTGTTCCGAAAGCATATCAGGGCAATGAGGGCAACTGCCTTATTGCCATCGAGATGGCGGCGCGTATCAACACCAGCCCTATGATGGTGATGCAGAACCTCTACATCGTGAACGGCAATCCGGCTTGGTCAAGCCAGTGGATTATCGCCATGATTAACAGTAGCCACCGCTACAAAACCGAACTTCAGTTCGATTTTGGCACTGCGGATGAAGATGGTGGCCTGAGCTGCACGGCATGGGCTGAAGATTATTCCGGCCATAAGGTGTGCGGTCCCAAGGTTACGATGAAGATGGCGATGGACGAGGGCTGGGTCAGCAAGAACGGCAGCAAATGGAAAACTATGCCGGAGGTTATGATTCGCTACCGCGCAGCCTCGTTCTTTGGCCGGATGAACTGCCCGGACATGATTATGGGCATCTACTCGAAAGATGAAGTTATCGAGCTGGGTGACAGCTATGATGGCCCTGTCCCTGTGCAGATTGCAGATTCTTCCTCCAGTTCCAGCGAGAATGCTGCCGATTCTGGCGAGGTTGAGGAAGACTCGGTCATTACGCAGGAACAGCGGCAGCAACTCTTTAAGGCCGCGCAGATGAATCTCGGCAAGGAAGAGGGCAACGCCGTCATCAAGGCTCTCATCAATGAAATCGGACTCACCTCTACCACAGGCATGAAGCAGTCCGAATATGCAAAGGTCGTTGATAGGCTCGTAGAAATCTGTGAGGCTCGGAAAGCTGAGCAGCAGCCGGAAACGGAGCTCGCAGATGCAAAGGAGTCCAACGAATAATCTTCAGCCCGGGAGAAAGCAGGTGAAAGGATGCCGTGGATAAGCGTACATCGGGAGGTGGATGGAACGAAACTCCGCAAATTATATCGTACCATCGGTTGCTCTAAGTTTGAGGCACTTGGAATCCTTAACTTTCTCTGGTTTTGGGGCATGGAAAACGCCGATGATACGGGGCTGGTTCGGGATTCCGACCTTGACATCCTGAGCCGCTATCTATACGGCTGCGGCGATGGCTGCACCCTTGACATCGGCAAGGTCGTTCAGGCTCTCGTTGATACAGGCTGGATTGATATGGCGGCGGACGGCTTTTACATCCATGACTGGGATACTTGGCAGGAGCAGTGGTACAAGCTCCAAAAAGCCCGCAGGATAGATGCTGAGCGAAAGCGAAAAGCCAGACAGGAGGAACGAGCGGCAGCACAAAAACGCTCATCCGGGACAGGAGCCAACAGCGTTCAACTGGAGTTCCCGGTTCCGGCTCCTGCGGCGGCCCCAGCCGCCAAGAAAACCAGTAAGGCGAAGCCTGAGCGGAAAACCTATGCTGAGTTCGTACACATGACCGAGGCGAATTATGAAAAGCTGGTCCAGATGTACGGAAAAGCCTTTGCTGATGCCTGTATTGTGGAGCTTGACCTCTACAAAGGCGCGAAAGGCAAGACGTACAAGGATGACTACCGGGCTATCCTCTGCTGGGTAGTAGACCGGGTTAAGGAAAAGAATCCGGGCCTTATGCACAGAGGCGGGGCTGAGCCAGTCCCGGCCAATGAAAATCCGTTCAAAGAGTGGGGTGAACAAAGTGGCTGAAATCGAGGGCGTTTCTGGTGCGCTGGGCGGGCTTATAGCTCAGGCTCAACGCGCTGGCCAGCCTGAAAATGGCGACTACTACGATTCGGAGGGCTTTTTGGTCTGCGGCAAATGCCATACCAGACGGCAGGTGGAAGTCAATATGCCGGACCTAAAAGCCGTTCCATTTGACCCCAAGAAAAAGGTCCGGGTCAAAATGCCAGTATCATGCCGTTGCCGGGCGGAGCGGCGTTATCAGGAAGAACAGATGCTCCAACAGGATAAGGATATGCGGGCGATGGAGGCTCTTAAAAGGCAGAGCCTTATGGATGAGCGGCTGCGGGATGTGAGCTTTGATTCGTTCCGAAAGACGAACGACAATGCCTATAACCTGAAGCTCTGTCTGCGGTACGCAAACCATTTTGATGAGATGCTGGCCAAGAATCAGGGACTCCTATTCTACGGCGGGGTCGGAACAGGGAAAACCTTTGCTGCGGCCTGTATCGCAAATCATCTCCTGAATCAGCGGATTCCGGTCATTATGACCTCTTTTGTAAAGCTGCTGGAATCCATGCAGGGCTTCAGCGAAGATGACAGTGCGTTGATTGCCCGCCTGAACAGGGCCAAGCTGCTGATTATTGATGACCTCGGCGCAGAGCGCAGCACAGACTACGCGCTGGAAAAGGTGTACGACATTGTGGATAGTCGATACCGGGCCAAGCTCCCCATCGTCCTGACCACAAACCTGAGTATGACCGAATTGAAAGAGTCAACCGATATTCGCTACACCAGAATTTATGACCGAATCTTTGAGATGTGCTATCCGATGCAGTTCAAAGGGCAGTCGTGGAGAAAGGTGGAAGCAGCACGGCGGTTTGACGCTATGAAGAATTTTTTGGAGGGCAACGATGGATAAAATCGTCATCGCAAGTTTGGAGGACCGCCTGACGGTAGCGGCCATCCTCGTCAAAAGCGGCTATACCGTCCGACAGGGAAAGCAGCTCCGGGCAGGGAAGAAGAGCTACGAATACTATGTCGAGTATGAACCGAACACCGATGCGGGGGCGGCAGAATGAAAGCCGTCTTCACCATCGCCGGGGAACCGATGGGAAAGGGCCGGCCTCAGTTCTCCACATACGGCGGACGCATAACAGCCCGGACACCGCAGCGCACAGTAGCCTATGAGAATCTGGTCAAGATGGAGTACAAGGCTCAGGCAGGGCTCCAATTCCCGGATGATGCCATGCTGAGCGTGAGAATTTTTGCTTACCTGTCCATTCCGAAATCGGTCAGCAAGAAAAAGCGCACGGCTATGCTGGAAGGGCTGATTCGGCCCACAAAAAAGCCTGACCATGATAATATCGGCAAAATCGTCTGTGATGCTCTGAACGGTATTGCCTACCGTGATGACGCCCAGATTGTCGATTCTCTGGTCAGGAAATTCTACTCAGACAAGCCCTGTGTCCTTGTCGAAATATCCGATATTCCATACAAAACATAAAGGAGAACATCATGAGCAACAAAACCTATCTGCTGTCTTTGAACGGCGACACGTTCAATTCTTTCAAGCTGGATTTTGATAACGCCCTCCAGCGGCTTCTCACGCGGATGGACAAGCTTCAGCGTGATTCTGGCTCCATCACCTGCAAGATTGATGTGCAGCTGAAAGAGGAGGCTGAGCGCAATCTGGATTCCGCCAGCGAGGGAGATACCGTCCCGGTGATGCGCCCGGTGTTCAGCCACGATATCAGCACGGAAATCAAGGTCAAGGACAAAACCACTGGTCTGTTGGCCGGAAACCGCAAGCTGGTCTGGGATGAGCAGCTGCACGAGTACGTTATGAAAGACATTGATGACGGCCAGACTACGCTTTTCGATACTGCATCTGACAACACCCCAGCGCAGCCCCCGGAGACTCCTCAACTCCCGGAATCCGTTGTGGATGTTGACTACACCGTTATCAGCGATGACAAGGGCTATATCCTGCGCAATCCGGGCAAGTGTGGCATCGAACACCGCTGGGGTATCCTCATGCTCCTTGTTGGCGAACATCTGACGATAGATGAGAACGCGGGCCACTGCTACTCACAGTTGGAGGACGGCACGGTTGCTCTCGGCTCGGCCTATCTTGCAGCAGACCCCCGCTATGTGCCGGAGGATATTCTGCGCCCCCATCTGCATGAGGAAATCGCTTGCAACAGCTTTGGCTCGATTTCGGTCGGTGACCATGAAGAACCCGCAAAAATCACAGTCGAGTGTCTGGACTGTGGCGGCATCCTGCTGGAAGAAGAAAACCCGGAGGGCGAGGAAGCCTGATGGTATACGGAACGTGCTTTCTATGTGGGCGCGTGGGATGGCTGGAGGAACATCATGTGTTCCCCGGCCCATTCCGCAATAAGTCCGAAAAGTACGGCCTAAAGGTCGGGCTGTGCGGCGAGAGCTGCCATCGCAATGGTCGGTATGCAGCCCACCAGTGCCGTGCTACATCGGATGCCCTGAAGCAATTTTGGCAGGTCAAGTACATGATGGCTCACAAAGTCAGCGTTGCAGACTTTCGCGCTGAGTTTGGCAAAAATTATCTGGAGCCCGATTATTACGAAGACGAAAGGAGCTACCCTATGAACATTATCGCAATCAGTGGTCGCTTGACGCGGGACCCTGAGCTGAAGACCACTACCAGCGGAAAAGAGGTCGTAGAGTTCACTGTGGCTGTGGACAGACCCGGCACAAGGGACCAGACCGATTTTATCGACTGTGTGGCGTGGGACAAAAAAGCCGAGTTCATCGCGCAATACTTCCAACGCGGGAAGCGTATCGAAGTCAGCGGCGTCCTCACCACCCGGAGTTACGAAAAGGACGGCAAAAAGCACAAGCGTAGTGAGGTGCGCTGCGACCAAGTGTTCTTTGGCGAGAGCAAGAAGAATGTCACGACCTCTGATGCTCCCGCTGCGCCTGAAGCGGCCCCGGAATCCGATGACTTCCGCCCGCTGTCCGATGATGATGACATTCCGTTCTGAGAAAGGAGAACAACGTGGAAGAGAACAAAAATGATATGATGGGTGTGGTGGTTAAGGTCCCGCAGAGCGAATCCGGTGTGCCGGATGCCGTGAAGATGCAGACAGAGGCGGTGGTGGCCGATTTTGCTTCTGTTGAGGGGAAAGTAATCGGCATCGACCGCCAGACCCATGAAGAATGTAAGCTGCTGACCAGCTATGAGCGTGGTACAGTCTCCATCTCAGTTCGCCGCAAGGAAAAACCGTTCATGGTGTCGGTTCGTATTGCTGATATGATGGCGCTCATTCAGGCGGCGGCGCAACGCCACCATGAGCTCAAGAAAAAGACGGAGGGAAAAGCATGAAGAAGCTGTTTACATCGGAGTCCGTGACCGAGGGACATCCTGACAAGGTATGTGACCGCATTTCTGATGCCATTCTGGATGAAGTGCTGAATGAGGACCCGACTGGCCGGGTAGCCTGTGAAACCTGCATCACTACCGGGATGGTGTTTATTACCGGGGAAATCTCCACAACAGCCCATCTGGACATTGACCGAATCGCCCGCCGTACACTGCGGGGAATCGGCTACGATAGCGAGGAAAGCGGCTTTGACGCAAATACCTGCGCAATCATCACCTCCATCAAGGAACAGTCCCGCGATATTTCGATGGGAACCAATGACCGTGTGGGCGGAGCTGGTGACCAAGGCATGATGTTCGGCTACGCCTGTAATGAAACACCGGAACTCATGCCGCTGCCTATCATGCTGGCACATAAGCTGGCCTATCAGCTGGCTTTGGTGCGCAAGAATCGGGATATTCCATTCCTGCTGCCGGACGGCAAAACGCAGGTCACGGTAGAATATGACGATGCCGGACGGCCTGTGCGCATTGACACCATCCTCATCTCCACCCAGCACAGCGAACGTGTCGAGGCGGCTGAGCTGGCGGAGCCGCTGGTCACATACGTCATCAACCCGGTGCTGAAAGAGTTGCACGAGAACTCTCCGCAGATTGACATTGACACCTACAACCTGCTCATCAATCCGACTGGGCGTTTCGTCATCGGCGGCCCTGCTGCTGACGCCGGGTTGACCGGGCGCAAAATCATTGTTGACACCTACGGCGGCTATGCTTCCCACGGCGGCGGGGCATTCTCCGGCAAGGACCCCACGAAGGTTGACCGCAGCGGTGCATACCTCGCCCGGAAAATCGCAAAGAATATCGTGGCCGCTCATCTCTGCAACAAGTGTCAGGTTCAGTTGGCCTACGCCATCGGCATGACGCAGCCTGTGTCCGTCCGCATTGACACATTCGACAGCCGTGTAAACGAGGAACGGCTCATTCAGGCAGTGGAGAAGTGTTTTGATATGACCCCGCAGGAAATCATCGAGCGCATGAACCTCCGCCGCCCTATCTATGAGGAAACCTCTGCATACGGCCATTTCGGTTGCGTAACAGGTACGGTCCCCCCGTGGGAAGAAACCGACATGGTTGATATGCTCCGTCACTACTACTACACGCTGTAAGGAACAGGGCGAGCTGCTTCCCCCGCAGGGGGGAGGCGGCGCAGCCCTGTATGAGAGGTGTTTTGATATGGAACCAGAAGAAAAGAATGTCATCCTCACCCCGGAGCTCCTGCAGGAGATTGTGGAGCTTGCATCTACCACGGCAGTGGAGTCCTACCAGAAAGAGCTCGACAAGGCCAAACGTGAAGCCAAGCGGGAACGTGAGGAAGCCCGGAAGAAAAATCTGTACAACACCCGAATCCTGCTGGAGAACTACCGGGGCTTTGTGGAACACAGCAAGAAGGCAGTATACGATGCCTCTCAGGTGACAGAGGATGAAGACCTCGATAAGCTGGTAGAGGAGTTGATGAGCGGCCCGGAGGGCCGCGCTCGTGTTCCGGTGGTCCGCAGCATTAAGGAGAGCGCAGCCCGCACCCGCACAATGGTTCTGCACATCGAAGCTCTGGTTGCTGCCTACAAGACTTACTGCCAGCACTCCAAGAAGCCGGAGTATATGCGCCGCTACCGGACGATTTATAACCTCTATATCGCAGATGAGCGCAAGGATGAGCTCCAAATCGCTGCTGAAGAAAGCGTTGATGTCACTACGGTGTACCGTGACCGCAAGGCTGCAATCGCTCAAATTGGAGGCTTTATCTTCGGGATTTACGGTTTTTCTGAGGAAAAATAAACCGTCATGCAAAAAACTTGCAGTTGACACGCACTTACCAATGTGGTAATATACGACCGTGGACAGATGTGTCACTCCAAAAAAGGAGAAGGCACCCTGAATCCTCGCTCGTTTGTGAAACTTCTGAAAATCCTCGAAATAATGCAGTTTTTGACTTGCATCAAGCCACCGGTGTGGTAGAATGAAAGTACGAAAACAATTTACCCATGAGGTAAGATTATGGAAAGGAAAACAGAAGTTGTCCGCAGCCTCGTAAGAAGCAGCGAACTCAAACAGGCCCTCAAGATTGCAAAGGATTTTCGGCTTGGTATATCTAAGCAGGATTCCGATGCCATGAAGCTGGCCTATGAATGTATGGTACACGAACGGTTCTACCAGCAGCTCGGCTACAATCTCTCTGAGAAAGTAGCTGAGGGCGTGGAGGTCCTGAAGCGGCTATACGGAAGGAGCGAGGAAAATGATTTACACCAGCAGGTACAGTAATCCGGAGCTGAAAAGCGGAAAATACACCACCGTGCGAATTTCGCTCGGTACGCCCAAATGGAACATCGGCTTTCATCTTGACGCTGAGATGCCAGACCTGATGCCCTTTGGACTACTCGGCAAGTTCGACACGGAATCGGCCTTCCGTCCGGCCTATTTCAAACGGCTTGACCGGATAGGCACACAGCGTATTTTCAAACAGCTCCAGCGGCTCGAAGCTAATGGCAAGGACGTTGTTCTTCTCTGCTACGAGGATATCCGCAAGGGTGATGACAACTGGTGTCACAGACGAACATTCGCAGCGTGGTGGTTGGAGAGAACAGGCGAGGTTATCCCTGAACTCTACGACCCGACGCCTGACCCGTTGGAAAAGCTACGCTGTGCAGCTGTAAAGAAACGCGCCGATACATCAACCACAACTCCCCAAGTCGAGCAGCTTTCACTGTTCTGATAAGGGGCAGGGCCGACCGCAACGGCCCTATATGCGAAGTTGGACCAATGGAGGTCGCTGAACATCCTGTTTGGAAACGCAGGTTCAAACCCTGCACTTCGCTCCATATAACAGCAAGAGGGTAATCGCCTGACGGTGGTTGCCCTCTTGCTTTTTATCTCTCCATCTCTCGGAGATGGACACAGTTCAACAGAAGACTAGGAGGGACCAAAGGTGTTCTACGGCTCAGTACCAGCAGAAGCACAGGCCATCATGAACAAAATCGTCAAGACATGGGATGTGTCGGACGTTTATGTTGGTTGCTCTGGCAATTTCACGCTGGAGCGGTTCATCGGTCCTATGGAAAAGTTCAGGTTGCACAGCAACGATGTGACGATGTATTCGCAGTGCCTCGGCGCCTACTATATGCGCGAGCACGTTCCGCTGGAACTCTCTGAGGCGGGCCTTGAACAGTTTCCGTGGCTTACCGAGTATATGCAGACGGACAGCGATAAAATCGCAACCATGCTTCTGTGCTCCCGGCTGGTGGCGTTCACGGACAAGGGCGAGAATCCATACTACAACATGATGCTGGAGGAAAGCATTCGCCAGTTCCCGACCATGCACGAGAAAACCGTGGAGAAGGTCGAGAAGAACGCTCTTTCCATTGCCAGCTACTTCAACGGCGATGCTCTGGAGTTTGCCAAGCAAGCCCCGGAGGATGCCGGGTTCGTGTCGTTCCCGCCGTTCAAAAAGGCTGGCAAGGCATACGCCAAGGACTTCGCCAAGTTGGAGGCTTTGTTCAAGTTCGAGCCGCCTGAGTACACGTTCTTCAACGAGGATGTACTGAAAGACTACTTCCGCGAAATCATGAAGAAAAAGGACTGGTGCTTTGCAACAGATATCCGGCTCCCGGAAGATGAGTTTGCGGAACACCTCAAGGGGATGACCAAGACCACAAACCGGGGCATTCCCATTTACATCTACGCAAACTCTGGCACACCTCAGATTGTCACTCCGCTACAATCCACGACCCAAGCGAACATCAAGAAGTTCGGGCAGGGTATGGAGATTGGCAATGACATTCGTCTTTATGAGTTGACGAACGATGCTTTCCAGACGCTCCGCAGCCAGTACATGAACATCAACATCCGGCCAGGCTCGGCCACACTGGCCATCGGCGTTGTGGTGGATGGCTACCTCATCGGCGTCTACGCATTCTCGGCGGCTCCATCCGTTGCACAGTGGGACAAGCACATTGAGACCCCAACGGTCTACCTTCTGTCCGATTTCCCGGTGGAGCCTGTGGACTATAAGCATCTGGCCAAGCTGGTGCTTTATGCGGCCCTCTCCAAGGAAAGCAAACGCATTGCAGAGCGCATCACCAAGCGGCGGGCTGCATCCCTTGTGACTACGGCGTTCAGCAAGAACCCGGAGTCCATGAAGTATCGTGGCCTGTTCAAGGTGCTCAATCGGAAGCACAACGATTCTCTGGAAAAGGCTGACTGGGCCAAGGACATTGACCCAGCCAACGCCTACTATATGCAGCCGTATGAAATCAACTACGGCGCACCGATGGGCCAATGGACACTGCAAGAGGGTCTGGCCATTTGGAAAAAGAAGCATTCGCAGAAGCGGTAAGGAGGAACAGGCATGATTAACACGCGGATTATCGAAATCGACCCCCGCAAGCTGAAGCTGCTGAAAATGAACGCCCGCTTTATGCGGCACGAAGAATTTCAGAGGCTTGTGGCCAACATCAAGAGGGATGGCCAGCTCACCTCAGCACCATTTGCGGCACTGGACCCGGCAGATGGCAAATACGAAGTTTTGTCCGGCAACCATCGTGTTCAGGCTGCTATCTCCGCAGGGCTCCAGACGATTCCTTGCATCATCACTGATGACCCGCTTTCGGAAGAGCAGCGCATTGCCATTCAGCTTTCTCATAATGCGATTGTGGGTCAGGATGACCCGGATATCCTGAAGAAGCTGTATGACAAGATTCTGGATATCGACCTGAAGGAGTATTCCGGCCTCGATGATAAGACGCTGGGCCTTTTGGATAAGGCACAGTCACAGGCCATGAGCGAGGCTAATCTTGAGTTTCAGGTCCTCAGCATTGTGTACCTGCCGGATGAGCTGAAAGCTGCACAGGCGGTCATCGACAAGGCGCGGGATGCCGTGAAGAACTGCGAGAACGTCTGGCTGGCCACCGATAAGGAATACGAGAAGTGGCTGGATGCTCAGGAAATCGCATCTTCGGCCTATAACGTCAAAAACGTATCTGCGGCCATGCAGATTATCTTCAAGGTGTTTGAGAACAATCTGAACCAGCTTACCGAGGGCTGGGAGAACGCGGACCCGAAGAATGACAACTCCATGTGGGTCCCCATCGCCACGTTGCTCGGCCGCAGCAAGATTCCGGTCGGTAGTGCCAAGGTCATCAAAAAGGCCCTTGACCGCATGGTAGGCCACGGCGATATCACCAACAAGAATCTGTGGGAGGGTTTGGAATACCTCTGCGCTGACTATCTGGGAGGCGAGTAAGGTATGGCACAGGCGAGCGCGTACAACGAGAAGTACCATGTTGATTGGGCGTGGTCGCTTGCGTTGAAAGGAGCAACCGATGAGGAGATTGCCGAGGCTTTCCACATCTCAGTACGAACGCTGCACAGGTGGAAGAAAACCCACCCGGAGCTGCTGACGGCGTTGGAAGAGGGTAAGGACGTTGCTGATGCCAAGGTCAAGCGCAGCCTTTATCAGCGGGCCGTAGGCTATGAGGCCAAAGAGGTCACGCAGATTATTGAGCAGGACCCGGCCACTGGCACACAGCGGGTTTCCAAAACCCAAGTCACCACAAAGCACATCGTACCCGACACGATGGCCTGTATGTACTGGCTCAACAACAGAAGCAAGGGCGAGTTCTCGCAGCGGCAGGAAGTTACACTCGGCGGGTCTGTTCGGACCTCTCCGATGGAAAAGCTGACCGAAGACGAACTGCGGTCACTGGCCCGGCTGGATGAGGGGCCGGATGCGGAAAAGTAAAACCGCTCTCTCTCCGGCGATGAAAGAGGCCGTTGCCACCGAAGCACGGTATGAGCTGGCGAGAAGACGCTATGCAGATTACGTCCAGCTCGTTCATGCGGGCAGGTGGAAAAGAGCCAGACACCTCGACCTCGTATGTGAGAAGCTGGAAAGCATCATGGAGGGAAAGACCAAGCGGCTTATGATATTTATGCCGCCCCGCCACGGCAAGTCTATGACTGTGACCGAAACTTTCCCCTCATACTACCTTGGCAAGAACCCCGGCAAGCGGGTTATCGAAATTAGTTATAGCGGCAGTCTGGCCGAACAATTCGGCAAGCGTAACCGCGATAAGGTTGAAGAATACGGGCCGTTGCTTTTCAACCATACAGTTTCCCCGGTACAGCGGACAAAAACAAACTGGACACTTGAGAATGGAACAGGCGGCATGATATCAGTCGGCATCGGTGGCTCCATCACAGGCTACGGTGCCGATTTGCTTATTGTTGATGACCCCATCAAAAACCGTGCTGAAGCTGAATCGGCTACCTACCGTGACAGACTGTGGGAAGAATACCAGTCCACCGTGAGTACCCGTCTGCAGGCTGGCGGTGCAGTCATCATCATTCTGACGCGCTGGCATGAAGATGACCTTGCAGCACGGCTGCTCAACCCCGAATACGGCAAGGTTGAGGATTGGGAAATCCTCTCCCTCCCGGCCATCTGCGAAGACCCGGCTACGGACCTGCTGGGCCGCAGTCAGGGTGAGGCTTTGTGGCCCGCTGGTGGCTACGATGAAGTGTGGGCTGCACAGCAGAAAGAAACGGTCGGTACTTATGCGTGGTCTTCTCTGTATATGCAGACCCCAACGCCAAGCTCTGGCGGTATGTTCAAGCGGGAGTGGTGGAAACGCTGGGCGGTTCTTCCCTCCGGCTTACACGACTTCATCCAGTCTTGGGACTGCACGTTCAAGGATAAGGACAGTTCGGACTTCGTGGTTGGTCAGGTCTGGGCCAGAAAGGGCGCAGACCGCTACCTCATCGACCAAGTACGCGGTCGCATGAGCTTTACCGAAACACTGGATGCCATGCGGGACCTGTCCGCCAAGTGGCCGCAGACCACGAGAAAGCTGGTCGAGAACAAGGCCAACGGCACAGCGGTCATTGATGTTCTGAGGAAAGAAATCCCCGGAATTGTACCCGTAGAGCCGTTTGGTGGCAAGGTGGTCCGTGCTCATGCAACCACGGCTGTGGCTGAGGCTGGAAATGTCTACATCCCGGCTGCATCGGTCTATCCGTGGGTGCTGGATTTTGTGGAAGAAATGGCCGCATTCCCCAGTGGAGCCCATGATGACCAAGTTGACTGCTACTCTCAGGCAAACGCCTATTACAACGACAACACATTCGATATCAGTTCGCTGATATCGTAAATGGCACAGACAAAATCTGTGTCTTCGTGGCATCACGAAAACATCAGAAAAGAGGTGGAAAGTACGCACATGACAAAGGATGAGCTGGAACGGCAGCGTTTGAACGCTCGCGGCAAACAGATTCTCCAGCGGCAGAAAGCGGGTGCTGTACGGCCTCACCGAGAGGATGGCTATGTGAACCTGCTGAACAAGTACGGCACATCGCAGGATAACTCCGAGGCGTACCAGTTCGAGAGGGAGCCCATCATCCCGGATATGCAGCTCACCGGGCTGTATGAGGGAAACGGCCTCTTCTCGAAAATTATTGACACTCCGGCCGAAGAAGCCCTGAAGCATGGCTTTGACCTGAATCTGAAGAACGATGAGGTCAACGCTTTTGTGGAGGAAGCTCTGGACGAGCTGGAGTGGGAAGAAAAAGCTGCGACCGCTATCAAGTGGGCGCGGCTGTACGGTGGCGCACTCATCGTCATGCTCATCAATGATGGCGGTGGTCTGGAGCAGCCTGTAAACTGGCAGAATGTCAAGAGCATTGATGAGCTGCGGGTCTACGAGCGAGCCATTGTGCAGCCCGACTATTCCAGCCTGTACCGTCAGGACTACGGCGGCAAGGGCGAAGGTAACCGGGTGTCCAAATTCGGACAGCCGGAGTTTTATTATGTGTCCAGCGTCTATGGCTCGTTCAGAGTCCACGAGAGCCGCTGCCTTGTGTTCCGAAACGGCGTCCTGCCGGAGCAGACCTCAAACTCTATCTACCGATTTTGGGGAATGCCCGAATACGTCCGCATCCGTAGGGCATTGCGGGAAACAGTCACCGCACACACTGACAGCGTGAAGCTGCTGGAGCGCAGCGTTCAGGCTATTTACAGCATGAAAGGTCTGGCAACCCTCCTGACCACGGATGACGGCGAGAATCAGGTTCTCAAGAGGCTGAACGTCATCGACACGGCCAGAGGTATCCTCAATTCTCTGGTCATTGATGCCGATGGCGAGAACTATGACTTCAAGACGTTCCAGTTCTCCGGCGTCAAGGATGTCATAGACGCCACCTGCAATATGCTTTCGGCTCTGACCAACATTCCGCAGACGATTCTGTTTGGCAGGTCCCCGGCTGGCATGAACGCCACTGGCACCAGCGACTTCGAGAGCTACTACAACTTCGTGGAGAAGATTCAGCGGCTCATGCTGAAACGGAATCTGCGCACACTGCTGGATGTTATTTTCCGGGCGGGCATCGCGTCTGGCGCAGTCGAGGAAGAACCAGACTATAAGCTGGAGTTCAACCCGCTGTGGAGCCTGAGCGATACCGAACAGGCCACCGTGGACCAGACCAAAGCGCAAACCGCTCAAATCAAGGCACAGACCGCACAGGTCTATGTGGATATGCAAGCTCTGGACCCAACAGAAGTTCGAAAGCGTCTGGCCTCTGATGAAGAGTTTGACGTTGAAGACATTATCTCTGAGGGGGAGGACGATGATGACCTGCTGCAAGCTCTACTGGGCTCCAGCAGCACGGACATGGCTAACGAAGTGGAAGCCGCTCAGATGAATGCTGAACAGCAGCAGACGCCGGGCGGGGCAGAACAAAGCGCACCTGCACCAAACTCCGCACCCGCTGTCACTGACAATGCCGATGGCGATACCAACAGGGGAGTGGGCGTTCTGATTGTTCAGGAAGGCAAACTGCTCTGCGGTACTCGTGTGAAAGAGGGCTCCATCGGCGGGCCGGGTGGCCACATTGAGGCCGGGGAGAGCCCGGAAGCAGCGGCCATTCGAGAAACACAGGAAGAGTTCGGCATCACGCCGAAAGACCTCGTCCCCATTACCTACATGGCCGACCTGAAGCCGCCCTATTGCCCCTCTCAGGTCTATCTCTGCACGGATTTTGATGGCTACATCAAATGCGATGACGATGAGATGACTATGCCGGGCTTTATCGCCGCTGATAAGGTGCTGAAACTGGCCACCGAACACCCGGAAAGAATCTTCCCGCCGTTCGCCAAAAGTATTTCTGCGCTTCTTGACGTTTTAACGTCTGATTCTCCCTTGACCGCTGACGGCCAAAATGGTAGAATGAATAGTGAAAGAACGGATGCTGACAGCGATAAAATCCGCTGGATAACGACCGAAAGCGGTATGCATATCCCGCTGGACGATGAGGGCAAGGCTGTTGGCGGCTTCGCCAAGGGCCAGAAATTCCCCTCCGCCAAGAGTGAGCCCAGCAAGCCCGCTTCCGATACGCCGGAACATAAGGCCGACCCTCAGCATAAGTCTGAGCCCAAGGCCAGCAGCTCCAAAGAGAGCAGCCCGGCTCCGGCAGTAGCACCCAAGAGCTTTGGTGGTGCAGACGCTCCCGGCTTTGCCAAGTCGCTGAAAACGGCCTATGACAAGATGGAAGAAACTGCTCCCGAAAAGGCATGGCGTGTCACCGTTCACACTCAGCAGGAGCTTGAGGAAGAATACCCCGGAGCCAAGCTCCATATCACCGATGGTGGCAGCACGGTGGCTGTGACCAAGGATGGTGACATTATCAGTGTTTGCAAAAATCCTGATGATTCGCTTCGCGGGAAAGACCTGCTGAAAATGGCTGTTGCAAATGGCGGCAAAAAGCTGGACGCATACAGCGGAATTTTCGGCTTCTACACAAAATGTGGCTTTGAACCTGTCAGCTGGTGTGAGTTCGATGAACAGTACGCTCCGCCTGACTGGGTAAAAGGCCGTGATGAACCGGAACCTGTTATTTTCTACAAATACACTGGTAACAAGAGCCAGTTTGAAGATGCTAACGAGTTCTTTGCAGCTGTTCCTGCGAGTGCAGACTATGGAGCAGCACAAGAAACCAGAGATGGCCAAGTCGAGGAGGAAAAACATGAATCCTGAAGAAAAAGAATTTCTGAGAGGCTGCAACCAGTTCAAAGACTATGCCAGTATTGACGAGTACATTGCTGACATTCGGCGTTGGCTTATGCTGAGCAGTTATCATTGTTCCGAAGAAGAAGCTGCAAAGCTCACCGAAAATCCTGTTCGGAAAAAGTGGATTGAGGAGTCTTTCGAGAATAAGGAGCCAGCCGCCGATATTGCGGCCGATGTGGGCTATTTCTGCGGCTGATAAAACAGAATATCAACAGCTTAGAGCGATGGGAAACCACCGCTCTTTTTTATTGCACAGAAAGGAAAGCATCATGCTTAAAGTCACGATTTTCAAATACGCCGAGAATAAGCTGGTTCGCACGATGGAGCTCGGAGGAGAGCCGTGGTTCGTTCTGCGGGACGTTTGCGAAGTGCTTAGTTTGAGCACCCCGGCGAAAGTTGCAGAACGGCTCGATATGGATGAGGTGAGTCAGGCTCACATCACCGACAGTATGGGCAGACCGCAGGAAACAACCATCATCAACGAATCCGGCCTCTACAACGTCATCTTGCGCAGCGATAAGCCGGAGGCCAAACCATTCCGCAAGTGGGTCACCGCTGCGGTGCTGCCCTCCATCCGCAAAAACGGCGGCTACATCGCGGGTCAGGAAGAACTCAGTCCGCAGGAGCTTATGGCCAAAGCCTTGCTGGTGGCCCAGAAGACCATCGCAGACCGCGAGGCTCGCATTTCCAATCTGGAAGCACAGAAACAGGCCATGCAACCCAAGGCCGATTATTTCGATGAGCTTGTGGCGCGGAATATGCTCACCAATTTCCGTGAAACGGCCAAGGAGCTGAAGCTGAAAGAAAAGGACTTCATCGGCTGGTTGCTGGCCAACAAGTACATCTACCGCGACCAGAAAGGCAAGCTCATGCCCTATGCCGCCAAGAATGACGGCTTGTTCGAGGTCAAGGAAGGTAAGGGGAGATACAGCGATTGGGCCGGGACCCAGACGCTCATCACGCCCAAGGGCCGGGCCACGTTCCGGCTACTGTGCTGCAATCCCGCCTGAGCCAAAATCTGAGCCGCTGCACGACGGCTCTTTTATATGCAGCGATAGCTCAACTGGCAGAGCAACGGTCTCCAAAACCGTAGGTTGACTGGTTCAAATCCATCTCGCTGTGCCACCCCCCGCAAGGGGGCATTTTCATGTTTTCCTTTCGGTCTGCTATTCCCGGCTCTTTGGTTCTGGGGCTCCTCGCGCCCTATCCAAAGCGGCATGGCCCCTGTAAGCCGGGTACATCTGCGGTCTTACTCAAGTGGTTCACGAGGGCTGTTTTGAAAACAGCTAGGCGTTGACAACAACGCGCGTGGGTTCAAATCCCACAGGCCGCGCCACTGGCCGTACACCGTAATCGGCATCCCGAATGGAGTATGAGGTACTTGAAACCAGCCTCAGCGGAAGCTGCAAAGGGTTCAGACTGCGGCATACAGTCTGTGCGATTCCGGGCTTTCTCGCACCCTTCGCCCTTTGCCTGTCGGATGCGCCGCAAGCATCAGCTGTACTCCATTTTCCACCTGCACCCCGCATGGAAGCTGCTTTCTGTGCGGGGGTTCTTTTGATATTTACCGATAGGTTTTGAATTGTAAACCACGAAAATGATATTGTAAACCAGCTTTTCCACCACAACCACTAGAATGGTCGGATTTCTTCAAGAGGACGAATGTTAAATATGCGCATAATTCTATCGAATTTTGGATGTTCATTCAAAACACCTCGAAAAATGGTCAAAATCCGCTGGAATGTCCACCGGACGTTCCGCTGGAATGTCCGCCTATAACCGTACCATACCGTACCAAACCGTATCTCGTTGTCAGATTTTCACTTCGTTCAAATCTTCCAACGATAGCGTGTGCGGGCATCGCGGAGAATTTGGCGGAAAACAAAACAGCAAAAACGAGGCTATTTGGGGCCTTATGAAATCTTCAACACAAAATTATTCATGCTGACCCCTATCGCCGTTTCTTAGAACTTGTTAGGGGCTATAAAATCGTGCCTGAACTGGAACGAAACAGCCGGATTTCGATTTTTTGAATTTTGACCATTTGAAGCTTCAAAAGGAGGTGAATTTGATGAACGATATTGTCCACGGACACATGGTTCAAGACTTACTTCAGCATAGGTTTGGAAGCCATCAAAAGCTAATATGCAAATATTCACTCAAGTACCCGGCGCAAGCCGAGCGCGAGTTTCAACGGCTCACAAATTCCTACATCCGAATTGTGAACCAGCTCTTGAAAGAGTACCTGCCAGAGATTCGGGATGCGGCACAGGCTGAGCTCAATCCGACTAGCCGCAACGATGATGATTCCGACCTCATCGCCACGGTGAAGCGGGTTTTCTTCAAAATGTCGGTAGAGCTGGAGAGGCGCGTGACGCAATTTGGGCTACGGCAAAAAATCGAAGCGATGGCCAACCTGACCCGGAAGCTCAGCGTCCGGGAATGGAAGAAGGCGGTCAAGTCCACGCTTGGCATTGACCTGCTGGATGACTACTACGCCGGAGAGCTGTACAAGACGCTGATGACCCGCTGGGTAGATGATAATGTTTCGCTCATCAAAACCATCCCGCAGGACAGCTTGGGCCGTATGCGGGGAATCGTTCTGAAAGGCTACCAGAACGGTGAAACCACAACGGCAATCGTCAAAAAGATTCAGCGGGCATATAGCGTAGACCGCCGACACGCTCAACTTCTGGCCCGTGACCAGATTGCCAAACTGAACGGTGATATTACCCAACAGCAGCAGCGGGACGCGGGCGTTACGGAATATGAGTGGTCAACCTCTGGAGATAGCCGAGTCCGGCCAAGTCACGCCGCCCTGAATCATAAACGGTTCAGCTGGGATGACCCGCCTGTGGTCGATGCAAAGACCGGGCGGAAATGTCACCCCGGCAAAGACTACCAGTGTCGCTGCTGCGCACTGCCTGTTTTCAATTTTGAAACCATCAACCTGCCTGTTGCGAAAGGGGGTGATGGCCGTGGATGAAGTCATTTTGTAATACTCGATGAGGAGTGGTTCACATGAACAATAACGAAAGAGTACAGCGATTCGACAGTCTGCCGCTGGATGCCACTTACTTCACGGACGAGGGCTACCTTGTAGACCACCCGATTGTGACGTCAGTTGGCATTTTTGTTTATCACAACCCGGACGGCTCAGAACGCCGGGAGCTGCGACTGCCTGAAGAAGTCTTTGCTGAAAAGAGCCTTGCGTCCTATAAGGGCAAACCCATCATCATTACCCATGATGCGGGCTATGTTGACACCGAGAATGTGCAGGAGGAGAGAATCGGCACGATTCTCTCCAACGGCTACCGCGATGGCAACGATGTTCGCGCAGAAATCGTCATCCATGACGTTGATAGCGTGAAACGGTCCGGGATGCGGGAACTGTCCTGCGGCTATAACCTGCGTCTGGATGAAACGCCGGGCGTCTGGGAGGGCCAGCCCTATGATGCGGTTCAGCGGGACATTGAAATCAATCATCTTGCTTTGGTCAACAAGGCCAGAGCTGGTGAACAGGCCCGCCTCAACATGGATGGACAGGGCCGTGATTATCTGAAAGGAGTAAAACTCAACATGGACAAGAAAAAGAGAACTGATGGCGCTCCCACCCCTGAAGAGCTGGCGGCTGCGGTGGAGGCATTCAAGAAACGCCGCGCAGAACGCTCCGGCGCAGCAGCAGATGGTGGCACCGGCGCAGAGCCGCCTGTGCAGGGCGCAACTGACAACGACCCGGCCTCTCAGGATAAGCCGGATTCCGTGCAGCTGGTCAAGGACCGCCGTGACCGCCGCGATGCAGACGGTGACCCCGCTGATATGCCCGGCGCGATGGGCGTTATCGCTCAGCAGGACGAGGACATCGACACCCTGCTGGGCGTCATTGATGTCCTCAGAGCAGAGGCTTCTGCCCCCGGCGCGGCAAAGGATGGCGCAGGCTGCGAGGGCAATCTGGATGACGGCGATGAGGAATCGGGTAAAGATACTCAGCCTGCAGACGGCGAGAAGAAGACCAACACGGACTCGGCCAACGACTTCGGTGAGCTGCTGCGCGTGGTGCGTGTGGGTGACCGCCTGAATATGGACGGTTTGGAAACCATGAGTGTCAAGGATGCCAAGAAGGCTGTTCTGGGCAAGCTGAAGCCCACCCTGCATCTGGACGGCAAGAGTGCTGCCTATATCAACGCAGCATTCGACATGGCCGTTTCCGACCGCAAAGACACCAACTACCAGCGGCGTCAGATGATGCATGGCGATGGTGTGGCCCCGGCCAAGCAGACCAGCTCCGCTTCCGAGGCCCGCCAGCGCATGATTGACCGCCGCATGAATAGGGAGGGCAAATAAGATGGGTGTTCAGAAGACTTACGGTTACGCCACCAGCAAGGGCATTGCGGGCGGCATCTACGATATGTACCACTATCCGGTGGATTCCCGTACCAACGCTGCGGCTAGTGGCAAGCTGACCTTTGGCATGGGCGTGGTTCCCGGTGATACTCCGGGCAGCAACGTCACGATTCCCACTGCATCCAGCAAGGCTACCGACTTTGAGGGCGTTCTGGTGAACGGCTTTGACCGTCAGCAGGACTTGGAGGGCAAGCTCTACATCCTGAACGGTCAGGGTGTGGGCGTCATGCGCCGTGGCCGTATCTGGGTCAAGCTGGCCAATGGCGCAGCTCCGGCCTATGGCGGTGCTCTGCACCTGCTGGTTGACGGTGATGAGGCTGGCTGCTTCGCCACTACTGGCGGCGTGGAGCTTCCGGGCCGCTTCCTCGGTGCGGCCAACAACGGCATCGCACCTGTGGAGCTGTATGGCGTTCCTGCCACGGCTGCTTCCGCAGCAGAACACGCTTGAGAATAGGAGGATAAAATCGTATGAACAAGCAGAAATCCATGAGATACGACCAGCACGATTATGAGGCTCTGATGAGCTCCAAAATCCCCGCTGCTCTGGTCGAAACTCCCCGCATGAACTTCGATGATGAGATGGCTGCGTCCGCGTTCTTCGCTCGTGAACTGGACTATGTGAAGTCCCAGTCCTATGATGTGGAGTACCCGGAGCTCACCGCCCTGCGTCTGTTTCCGATGTCCAGCGAGATTGACCCCGGCGCAGAAACGGTCACATATTACAGCTACGACAAGACCGGCATGGCGAAGATTATCAGCAACTACGCCACCGACCTGCCCCGTGCTGATGTGAAGGGCAAGCCCACTACGGCCATCATCAAGTCCCTTGGCGACAGCTACGGCTACTCTGTTCAGGAGATGCGCGCTTCTGCTATGGCGGGCAAATCTCTGGATGCTCGCAAGGCTGAGTCTGCCCGCTACCAGATTGATTATCTGAACAACAAAATCGCATGGTGCGGCGATGAGGAAACCGGGCTTCAGGGCATTCTGTCCAAGGACAATGACATTCCTCTGTATGTTCCTGTCGCTGGTGTGTCCAAGTCCGTTAAGTGGAAGGACAAGACCGCTGATGAGATTCTGGCCGACATCAGCGGTATGCTGAAGCAGATGGCCCGCGTCACCAAGAAGGTCGAGAAGCCGGACACGCTGGCCCTGCCCTCTGAGGCATACATTGACATTCAGAATCGCCGCATTGATGGCACTGCCACCACCGTTCTGAAGTACATTCAGGACAACATCAAGGACATTCCGAATATCGTTTCCTGCCCGGAGCTGGACCCCGACAGCACCGACACCAACCCCTACGCTGCTGATTCCAACGGTCAGGGCGTTGCGCTGCTGTTCAAAAACGACGCCCGGAAGTTCAGCATCGAGAACCCGCTGTCGTTCATGCAGTACCCGGTCCAGCCGCAGGGTCTGGAGATGGTCGTGCCTTGCGAGGCCCGCACTGCTGGTGCTGTCATCTACTATCCGATGTCCCTGCTGATTGCCACGGGCATCTGCTAATCATCGCGGAGCTGCTGCACAAGAAGGTGTGGCAGCTCCCAATTTTTTATTATACGGAGGTCGCAAAATGAAGCTGAAAAACATCGGTAACAAAATCGTCAGCGTTGGCGAGGTAGTCATCCTTCCGGGCGAAACCAAAGAGGTTTCTGGCTATGATGAAAACTCCGCACTGGAATACCTCATTCGTCAGGGTAACCTGAGCACCGTCAAGGAACGTGCCGCCGCAAAGAAGGAGTAACCCATGGAAGATGCCGTAAAGATTTTCCGTATGGTTGCCACTGAGTTTGAGGCTCTGGACGATGACACAGTGAAATCATGGATTGACCTCACGGCACCGCTGATAAGCCAGAAAGTCTTCGGTAAGCTGTATGCTCAAGCTCTGGCCCTCCTGACGGCTCATCGCCTGAAGATGGCCGGGCAGGGCAACAACCAGTACGGAACCGTGGGCGATTCCCTGAGAATCGGCAGCTACACGGAGGGAAGCACCTCAATTAGCTTTAGCGTAAGTCAAGGCACGAATCTGACGGTTGATGCCGAGCTTGCACTGACGCAGTACGGTCTGGAATACCTGACTTTGCGGCGGCTGGTCGTAATTCCCATCCGTTCTGCAGGAGAATGCCGATGACTGGCGGATGGGACCGCCTGACGCCGGACGGCGAAAAATTCTTTCGGCGGTTGGAGGAGCTGGCCAACAAAGAAGTTTTCGTTGGCTTTCAGGCCGGGAAAGTTGTGGATGACCGAAATGTGGATATGGCACAAATTGCCATGTTCAACGAACTCGGTACATCTACGGCTCCATCTCGGCCTTTTTTGCGCAAGAGCGTAGATGAAAACGCCGACAAAATCAATCAGTTTTGCACAAACCAGTTAAAGACCATTTCGGCGGGCGGAACGGCAGAGCAGTGCTTGAAGCAGGTCGGTGTTTTTGGTGTTGGCATTGTGCAGGAAAAAATTGTGGACGGCGAATACATTCCAAATGCTCCATCTACCATCCGTAAGAAAAAATCGGACAAACCTCTGATTGACACTGGCAAAATGCGCCAGTCGGTCAAATATGTAATCCGCAAGAAAGGGGAAAAGTGATATGGGCATCGGGATTTTTCGCCGTGCTTTTGTTCTGCGCCGATTCGGTGAAGAACAAACCGTTGATGGATATGGCCGAGCTCCATATACAGACCAAGTTGTTTCGCTCAACGTCCAGCCGCTTTCTTCGGATGAACTTCAGGCATTGCCAGAGGGCGAGAGCCGGAACAAGCGGATGCGGGCATTCGGTGACACGGTTCTAACTCCGGCAGACCGTTCTGCAGGAACGCGGGGCGATTGGCTTTTCTATCAGGGAAACATGGACCCGGTGGGACACTGGTACGAGTGCGTAAGCTCTCAAGGCTGGGACCACACCATGCTGAGCCATTGTTGCAGCGAATTTGCTCTGGTGTCCGAGGGCGAAGCAAAACGATTTCCAGCTCCTGAGCTCAAATCGGATGGGAAAGGCGGATACACCTTATGACCTTTGGAACGCTCAAAAAGCTGATTCGGCAGCTTACAGAGCTCTATTTCACTGGCGCAACCGTGCGCTATTCTGAGCAGAGCTTTACGCCGAAACCGAGTTCGCCTCTCGTTACCCTGACTTTTGGCTCTGTCAATAGACCACGAGACCCGCCCATGCAGTTTATTGATGGCCACCCTGTCAGCTATTACCCGGCATCCGTTCCTGTTCAAATCGACCTTTTCACAAATGGCCGTCAGGAAGAAACAGAGCCGGGTTTCACTCCGATTGTGGAGAATACCGCAGAAGAAGACCTGCTCTCGTTTTCGAGTTTTCTGAACTCTCCGTATGCAACGCAATGGTGCGACCACGAAAATATTTCCATTGTGATTCCGAATGAAGTTCGCGATTTGACGGGCCTTATTCATGATACGAATTATGAGTTTCGGGCATCATTCGAGATTTCGGTCTATTTTACGATGGAAGCAATCGGCTACACCGGGACGCTGGACCTGTCCAGCATCAAACCGGGCGAGCCCGAAACCATTGAGCCGGAATCCACCATGACACCAAGCGGCGGCGGAAACCCTGCGCTGGTCAAGGAGGAATCCGGCTATTTTACGAATGTTCAAATCAATGATAAGTCTGTTAAGGAGGACACAAAGATATGAGCATGGAACTCGACCGCATTTGTACGGTTGATATTTCGCTGGCAACCCCTATTTCTGACAATGCCAGCTTTGACAACATCCTCATCCTCGGCCCTGCTCCGGCAAAGCCCAAGGGCAGCATCGAGGCTGCTGCTGCATACAGCGGCTTGGACGAGCTCACCGCTCTCGGCGTGGTTGCCACTGGCGAAAACGCTGACCCGGTTGGTGTGGCTGCACGTGTGGCGTTTTCCCAGAGTCCCAAACCGCACGATGTTTACGTTGCCTTTCTCAGCGAGTCCGACAGCGGCGGCAACATTACGCCCGCCCTGACTGCCATCTCTTCCATTATGGAGCACGCGCTGGCTGTAAGCGGTTGGTACTGCGTCTGCCCTGTTGGTCTGGATGATGCAAAGGTCAAAGAGGTCATCCAGTGGACAGAAACCCAGAACAAGCTCTGCGGCTACATTGACGATGACCCTGAGAATCCCATCGTTGAAGCGGGGCTGTATCTGCGCAGCTTTCCGTTCTTCCCGAAGGAAACCGCTGACCAGTCTGACGATGACATTCCTGCGGAGAATAAATACGGCGCGGCTGTTGCGGTTGCCGTAAAAGCGATGAACTATCATGCTGGCGAGGAAACATGGGCTCTCATGCCTGTTTCCGGCATCTCTCCGGCCAAGCTGACCAGCGCATACATCAAGAAGCTGGAAGCGGCCAACTTCAGCTTCGTTATGAATGCTGCATCCAAGAACATCACGCAGGGCGGCAAGACCAACGGCGGCGAGTGGATTGATGTCATCCGCTTCCGTGACTGGCTCCAGAACGATATGCAGACCCGCATTGTGAACCTGCTGGTGGTCAATCCGAAGGTTGCCTACATCGACAACGGCATCGGCCTTGTCGAAAATCAGATGCTTGCATCCCTGAAAGACGGCCAGAAGTACGGCGGCATCGCTCCTACTGAGTACGATTCTGATGGCAACGAGATTCCGGGCTATACCACCTCTGTCCCGCTGGCCGCAGACATCAGCAGCACCCAGAAGGCATCTCGCAACCTGAAAGATTGCCGCTTCTCTGCCCGCCTTGCTGGTGCTATCCATGCAGTCGAGGTCAAGGGTTGCCTGACCAACGAGAACCTGTAAAGGAGGAAATCTAAATGACTGATGCAATCAAAACGTATAACCCGAAAGAGGTCGTTGTTGCCTGTGGTACGCACATTGTCAGCGGTTATGCCGATGACAGCTTTATCAGCATCGAACCGAACGGCGATGGTATCACCAAAAAGGTTGGCTGTGACGGAGAAATCGCTCGCTCGATTTCTCCTGACAACACCTACAAGGTGAAAATCACCCTGCTTCAGAACAGTGACAGCAATTCGTTCTTCTCCAATATTGCTGACTATGACCGTGCTACGGGCAACGGCCTTTTCCCGGTCCTTATCAAGGACCTGCGTGGCGGTCTGCTGTTTGCAACTGAGGCAGCGTGGGTCATCAAGAAGTCTCCCGCTACTCGTGGCAAGGAAACCAACAACCGCGAGTGGGAAATCGACACTGCATCTGCTGTCATGACTGAATAAGGAGGCTCACCATGAAACAGCTGGAACCCCGCGAAGTCAAGGTAGGGGAGAATATCTACTATATTCGCCCTCTCCCTGCATTTAAGGCCGCAAACCTGACTGGTGAGCTGGCGGCACTGGTGTTGCCGCTGGTGTCCGGTCTGGCCCCGCTCATCGCCGCCGTTGACCCCGACAAGGAAGATAACGGTCTGCTGGATATTGACGTTGAGGATGCCACGCCCGCCGTGGCCAGTGCGTTCGCGCAGCTGGATGGCGATAAGGTCGAGAAAATCCTCCGTCATCTTCTGCTCTCCGGCAACAATATTTCCATCGAAGTGCCGGGCGAAAAAACGCGACTGCTGTCTGAAGACCTCGCCAACGAGGTGTTCTGCACCGATGTGCAGGATATGTTCATTCTGGCCTTTGAGGTCATCCGCACCAACTACAACGGTTTTTTCAAGAAGCTCGCCGCCCGATTTGGCAAAGTCGTAGAGGGTCTGAAGAAGAAGGCGGCAGCGCAGAACGCTACGGCGACCTCGACCTTAGCGGTTTCTCAGAGCTTGAGCTGAGAATGTACATCCTCATCAAAGCCCGTCTTGCATCCATGTGGGAACTGAAAAATTGCTACACGCTGGATGAGGCTCTGAAGCTCTACGCTCTATACCTCATGGAGCAGGATGTGGAGGCGGGCCGCGCTGAGGATATGGCAAAGGAGGTGAGGGCATCGGCATGACGATTCGTGATATCGGCATTCTGTTTGGCTACAAAATTGATGAGTCCTCAGAGCGAAAGGTAGAGGGAAGCATCAAATCGCTGAAGTCGATGGCCTCAAAAGCTCTTGGAGCCATCGGCATAACGCTCTCCGTTGCCGGAGTAAAATCCGCAATCGACAGCTTTGTGGAAGTCGCTTCCTCAGTTGAGGAAATGCAGAATAAATTTGATGTTGTCTTTGGTGAAACCAGCGATGAGGTCAACCAGTGGGCGCAGGACTACTCAGACGCGATAGGTCGCAACAAGGATGACATCAAGGCATATCTGGCCGACCAGCAGAATTTGTTGGTCGGCTTTGGTATGACCCGCGAAGCTGGTGCGCAACTGTCCGAACAGATGACCACGCTGGCTCTTGATTTGGCCTCTTTCGGAAATCTGGATGAAACGGCCTCTGTGAATAACATGACGAAAGCTGTCATGGGTGAATCTGAGGCCGCAAAGTCTTTGGGAGCCGTCCTGAACGATTCCACCAGAGCACAGGCGATGGCCACTCTTGGCCTGAGCGGGACTTATGATAAACTTGACCAGCTGACTAAAATGCAGGTCAACTATCAGGCGATTCTGTCCCAAAGCTCGGACGCTATCGGTGACTGCCAACGCAGCCTCGAATCCTATGAGAGCACCAAGAAACGCTATATAGCCAAGCTGAAAGAGATAAAGACCATTATTGGCCAATTTTTTCTGCCGACCTATCAAAAAATTCTGAGTTTTGGCGCACGTGGGCTTACGATGGTCCGTGACTGGCTCCAGAAACTCACAGAACTGACGGATAAACTGGGCGGCTCTCAGCGTGTCATCGCCGTTGTCGCTGGCGCACTAGCTGCGATGTTCGTGGTTATGAACATCCAGAAAATCACAGCAGTAGCCAGCGGGTTTATGAAGCTGGCAAGGGCGTTGAACCTTGGAGCTGGAAAGGCTCTGCTGTTCTTTGGCATCTTTCTGATGCTGGCTCTGGCGGTTGATGATTTCATTGCGTTCATGCGCGGTGATAATAGCTTGCTGGGAGCCATGCTCGAAAGAGCTGGCGTAGACTGCGACAAGCTGCGCGAAAACATCATCGGAATATGGAACAAAATCAAAGAGGCCATTGGCTACATAGCTGATGGAATCCGAAATGTTGTAGTTCCAATATTCGAGGGCATCCGCTCAGCCATCGGTGTGGCATTCGATGCGATTCAGGAAAAAGTCAATCAGGTGGCTCCCGGCATTGCTCAGTTCTTCAAGGAACTGTCGAGCGGGAAGGTTGACAAGAAAAAATGGACGGACATCGGTGAGTCCATCGGCAGAATTGCCGTGGGCGTGGTGGCTGTCATCGCTGCCGTAAAAGGCATCTCGGCCATCATCAGCATCATACTGACCATTATTTCGGTTGTGAAAACGGTCATTGCAGTGCTGAAACTGGGGTTTGTCATCGTCAAAAGCATCATCGTGGTTATCAAGGTGGCCGCTGCGGTCATCTCGATTCTGGCCGGGGCATTTGGACCAGTCATCGCCGCCATCGCTGCGGCGATTGCCATTGGCGTTCTCCTCTGGAAAAACTGGGACCAAATCAAAGAAGCCGCCCTGAATTTGCTGTCCGGCATCAAATCCACCATCGGGAAAATCCGCGATGTAATCGTACAGGGTTTTCAGGATGCGATAGACTGGATAAAAGCACTACCCGCGCAAGCTGTTCAGTGGGGCGCAGATATCATTGACGGCATAGTTTCAGGCATTACCTCTGCGGTTGGGAAAATCGGAAAAGCGGCCAGCAACGTGGCCTCGAAAATCCGCTCTTTCCTCGGCTTCTCTGAGCCAGAAGACGGCCCCCTGAGTGACTTCCACACCTATATGCCCGACATGATTAACCTCATGGTCAAGGGCATTGCATCCGGCAAGCGCAAGGTTTCCGATGCGCTGCGGGATATCACAGGCGATATGTCACTCACTGTGCAGTCAGCTACTCAGCCGGAAGAACCTGAACAGGGGAACACTGTCCCGGCGATTCCGACTAATGCTGTTCAGCAGCCTAGCACGGTCACCTATGTGCAGCCGCAGACCGCGCAAGTTGTTGAGCAGAAAGCAGAGCCCACCACGGTGCAGGTCGGTTGGCCGGAAGACAAAAAAGAATCCCCTCAGCCCAAGACTGATACAGGAATCCGAAAAGTAATCTCCAATCTGGCGGACCTCGCGGTCAAGGGCATTGCATCCGGCAAGCGCAAGGTTTCCGATGCGCTGCGGGATATCATCGGACGGCTATCCGGCCCGGAACCCGCTGACACCGGAGAGGAAAACAATGAGGGGAACTTCCCGGAATTTCCGCCGTTCCCCTCCATAAACTTCCCTGACTGGCCAAAACAGCCGGAGCCGACACCGATTAACTGGCCAGAAGATAGCCGCAAATCAACTCAGCCTCAGAGCCCGAATATTTCACTTGGTGGAATCGTTTCGGGCATCGTTGGCGGTGTTGCAAAGGCGGTAGCGGCAGGGAAACGCTCTGTTGCTGAAAACCCGGAATCTGGGGCGTATCTCCAAACGGCACTCTCTGGAATCCGGGCTATTGTCGGAAACACCCCTACCACAGAGAAAACCAGCTCTGTGCTGCCGGGTACTGCAAAGAACATCACGAACAGCACCAATACCGTAAGAAAGAGCATCGTTCAAAACGTCAATATCAATAACCAGTTCAACGGTGACCGGGCCGGACAGCAAAAGAGCTCGAAGGCAATGGATAAGGCGGCAGCTGATACCACCGGGGAGCTGGCGCGGGCGTTGGCGTTTGCGAAGTAGGTGAAAGATTATGGCAAGAGCAAAACAGCCTGTCAGCGTTGGCGGCATTGAGTTTGATGCCCTGCTGGAATCTGAGGAGGGATATGAGGCCGATGTGCCTGAGTACCCGACAGAGGCCGGGTTTAATGTCACAGACGCCATCATCCTGAAAGCCGACACGCTGACGATGACCCTTTTTGTGACTGATACCCCTGTGACATGGCGAAACCGAACTGGCTCCTACCGGGGCAAGACTGAAACCGTTGTGAAACGACTGGAGAGTCTGTACTTTGCAAAGGCGCCAGTTGAAGTGATTACCTCGGATGCGGTCTATACCAACATGGCCATCTCTAACCTGAACATCAAAAAAACGGCGGAGGTTGGCTACGCCCGCGAGATTCCGATTACATTCAAGAAAATCACGGTCACGGCATCGGCCACAACTCAGATACCAGACAGCTACGGAAAATCTGGCTCAACCGGGAAATCGGCTGGAACAGCAAGCACCAAGGCGGCGAGTACAACCGCTTCGGCGGCTGGCTCTAGCTCCAGCAGGTCCGGCTCTGGCAGTAAATCCGGTGGTGGCTCTGTTCTCTACAATGCTGCAAGCAGCTTCGGGCTACTCTGAAAGGAGTGTGCATGGATTACACCGTCATTGAAGTTCCAGATATGAACGACAGTGTTTCCCGAATTTCATTACAGGGCAGTCAGTATCAGCTTCGCTTCACATGGAATGATACAGGCGGCTACTGGATGTTCGGCATCCTCAATTCTCTGGGCGAGCCGTTGCTAATTGGAGTAAAGATTGTACCTCAATTTCCGCTCAACCTGTTCCACAGCACGAAGAATATGCCACAGGGAATTTTTGCTGCACTTACCGAAAAGGAAAGCGTCGGAAGACTGGATTTTGCCGATGGCAAGGCACAATTTGCGTTTATTTCGGCCTGACCTTTCGTGAACTTACCATAGTGGTATTATACAAAAATTACGTTATATCATTGGTAACTTTACTGTACATTACCAAGATGGTATGTTAGAATGTATATGTAAACCGGGAAACAAAAAAGAACCAACGGCCTACCCTCAGAAAGTACCCGTTGGTTCTCACAGTGTTTCCCAGAGCAATATGAAGCTCTGCTTATCTGATTATAACATAGGCATGAGCTTCTTTCAAGAACAAAGGAGTACATATCTATGAGTACAGTGGAAATGGAAACCGCCATCATCCGAATGGGCGATATTGGCGTGGCAATCGACATGGTGGATACGGCTCTTGTTGAGGGCCAGCCGGAACAGGCTGAACGTGCAGTCATCATTCTGCGGGAGGCTTTTGATTCCAGAAACCGGGAGCTTCAGAACTGCTTCTTCGGAGGTGAGCAAAATGACTGAGTGCCAAACTTTCACCGACAAGAGCAAACGCCAAGTCCGTGTCATCTATGAACAGGATGGAACTCCTCTTTTCTGTGGAAATGACATTGCGGCCGCAGCCGGATATAAAGCACCGGGCAAGGCGGTGAGCCAGAACCGCCGCAAAATCGAGGCAGTAAAGTGCTATGTTGATTGGCAGAATGAAACCAAACGTGGAAAGGTCCAGATCTATTTCTTCACGGCTGAGAACGCGCTTAAGTTCATGAACAAAAAGCCTGTGATGAATGATGACTGCAAGTGGATAATCAACACGGTCATTCCTCAAGCGCAGGAAATCGGATGCAGGATGGCAGCTGAGAAGCTGCGTTCCGAAAAGGCGGAAGCTGCTGAAGCACCGAAAGAACCTGAGCATTTGCCACTGAAGAAAGAATCCATTGCGGAGCGGCTGGACAACATCATTTTGGAGTGCATTTTGATGAAAAAAGAGCTGGTCCAAATGAAATAATTACCCGAAGATTAGGGAGCTGCATTGCGGCTCCCTTTTTTGTTGCAGAAAGGAGGGCTGCGCGATGGCCAATTTTGACCGCCAATATAGGCTGGCGGCGGGAAAGGCTGGAGATGAGGGCTTTGAGATTGGCGGCGGGCTCCGACCCCTGCACATCAACTTTTCAGTTGAAAAGGCCGACACGAACAGCCAGAACACAGCAAAGGTCACCATCTGGAACCTGAATGATGAACACATTGCAGAACTGAACAAAGATGACTGCGTTGTTTCACTCCATGCAGGGTATGGAAACACCCGCCCGCTGATATTTGCTGGTGTTGTCACCTACGCTAAGCGAAAGCAGGATGGAAGCGATATTGCCACTGATATTGAGCTGGTCGATAACCGCATTGCCATTCGCGACACCTACGTTTCGGTCAGCTACTCCGGCTCCATCAACTGCAAAACGCTCATTCAGGACGCAGCGGACCAGATGGGCGTGACCGTTTCGTTTTCCTACAATGCGGAGTTCAAGGACATTCCGAATGGGTACAGCTATGTTGGCCCGGCTCGGAATGTGCTGACAAAGGCTTGTAATACCTGCGGCCTGACGTGGAGCATCAACAATGGCGTCTTACAGGTGAAAAAGCCGGGCGATACGATGAGCCGCGAGGTGTATGAGCTTTCTCCCGAAACAGGGCTTATAGGTATCCCTGAGCGTGTCCAAATTTCCAATGAGGATAAAGGGTATAGCTACGGATGGGATGTGGAGTACCTGATGAACGCAGCTATCGACATTGACGATTACGTTCACCTCAAGAGCAAATATGTTGAGGGATACTTCAGAGTCTATTCCGTGACCATTGATGGTGACAACATGGAAGGCTCGTGGACCTGCACGGCGCGGCTGCTGGAGGTGAAATAATAATGATGCAGGAAGTCGTGGACCAGATTAACAAATGTGTCCTCGCTCAGCTCGAAAATATTCACACCGCTGTACCGGGAGAAATCAAGGAGTACGACCCGGACAAGGGCATTGCCACCGTACAGCCAAAAGCTAAATTCAAAAAGCCGGATGGGACCATGCTGGACTACCCGGAAATAGCTGGGGTTCCAGTTGTTTTCCCGCAAAGTCAAAAAGTCACAGTTGCATGGGCCGTAAAGAAAGGGGACGGCTGCTTGCTCATTATGAGTGAGCGTTCGCTTGACTACTGGATGTACGACCGCGAAACGGACACAGAGCTTGCGTTCGACCTTAGCAACGCTATTGCAATTCCGGGTTTATCTCCAAAGGGCAATGCTACCATGAAGATAGCTTGCGATGAAGATGGAGTGGCAATCGCCGCTGATTCCACAAAGGTGAAAATCACCCCCAAAATAACCGAAGTCAATGTGAACGGTACGAAGCTCACTGTGAGCTCATCCAAAGAAGCACAGGTAAAGGCAGGGGGAACGACCCTCACCATCAATTCTTCCGGAGTGACGATTGTTGGAAACCTGACTGTCAAAGGCGGGATTGTGGCGCATGACGATGTTAAGGCATCTAACGGAACGCTGGCCCTCCTGACTCATAAGCATACAGACCCGCTCAGCGGCGAAACTGGAACTCCGATTCCTTGATTCCAGTAAAGGAGAACAACATGGTAGACTTCAAACTCGATGCAACAGGGGATTTGGAGCTGACAGACAGCGGAGATGTCGCTCTGACCGAAAGTATTGTTCAGGCGGTGCGCATTCGGCTGCGCTGGTTTTTCGGCGAATGGCGGCTTGGGCCGGAACTGGGCTTTCCTTACTTTGAACAGCTGCTCATCAAGAACCCGAATGAATCGAAATTGCGGGGGCTGATAAGAGATGCCGTGACCGCAGTGGATGGCGTTACCGATGTGACAGACGTTCAGTTCAACATCGACAAAGCAACCCGCAGGGCATCGGTAAGCGTCATTTTTACCACCGATGAGGAAACTTTTAGAGAGGAGATGGAAATTCCGTGGCAAAATACGGATTGACGGAACAGGGGCCGAATCCTAAGAGGCTCGATGTGATTCTGGACGAGATGCACGATGACCTGACAAAATACACCGGGAAAAACACCCGCCAGAATCCGCAATCTTTTCTGAATCACCATCTGACCGATGTGGCTGATGCCATCGCGGAGCTGTGGGAGTTCGGAACGGCTATTTATCATTCGCAGTACCCATCCAGCGCAACCGGAGCGAGTCTGGATAACGCTGCGCAGTATGGCGGTTCAACTCGTGGCGAAGCTACAAAGTCCTATTACCGCATTCTCTGTACGGGCGTAGACGGAACGCTCATTCCCGCAGGAACAACGATTGCTTCCGACACCAGCCCGGAAACCAGCCTCCGAAACCCGGTGGATGGTATGATAACCCGAACGTCGTTCAATAAAGCCGCTGTGGTTTTGGCATCGCCAAAGGCTACGGCGGCTCTTGGTGTGGCGATAAACGGAACACTGTACACCATCACCCCTGACCCCCAAAAGAGCACCCGCGAAACGCTGGAGCTGCTGAAAGCGGCTATCACGGACAAGGCATTCAGCGTATCTCTGGCTGATGACACCGACACGCTGCTCATCGAGGCAACCGATGAAACCAGCTCCAACACGCTGGTCCTCTCCGAAAACCTCACCACCTCATCGGTTGGCAGTATCGTGCAGTTTGCCACGGTCGATGACGGCGATATCCTGATTCCAAGCGGTGTTATTACGAAAATCGTCAAATCAGTTTCCGGCCTCAGCAAAGTCACGAATGTTGGAGAGTATGTTGCTGGACAGCTGGAAGAAACCGATATTGAGCTCAGAAAATCGTACACCGAAAAAATCTACAATCGCTCCTTTGCGATGCTGGAGAGTATCAAGAGTGCTATCCTCCAGAACGTGCAGGGCGTGGTCAGCGTTGCACCCTATGAGAATTACACCGATGAGGTTGACAGCGCGGGTCGCTGGCCGCATAGCATCGAAATTGTGGTTGATGGCGGTGACCCCACCGAGATTGCTCAGCAAATCCTGAACACAAAGGCCCCCGGCATCAATACATTTGGCAGCGTAGAAACCACGCTGCACGGTATCTACGGTGAAGAAATCATCGTCCGCTTCAACCGCCCGACCTATGTGCGCGTGTGGTTCAAGGTTGGCGTTACCCTGAGCCGGAATGTAAACCCGCCCATCAACTATGTAGACCTCATCAAAGAGCAGATTCTTGAGAAGATGAACGCTCTGGGCGCGGGCGAGGATGTTATCCCGCAGAAGTTCAATATCGCAGTTTCCGGCATCGACTACGTTGATGTTTGGCTGTTTGCCACCACGGATGCGGGTGCATCGCCGGGGGCGTACAATCTCCGCAGCGTTTCCATCTCGCCCCGCGAACGTGCGCTGACCGATGATAGTCGAATTGAGGTGGTGCTTGATGGTTGATTACATCCGGCGGCTCCATGATGACCTTGCAGAGCAATTCAAGGATAAGGCCACCATTGAGGCTTTGAATCGGACCATCGGGCGGCAGCTCAACGAGGTTCGGCAGTTCTTTGAAGACCTGCGGGACAAACGCGGGCTCGACACCGCAGTCGGAAAGCAGCTTGATGGCATCGGCGATATTGTTGCTTTGAGCCGCCTTGAAGCTGGCGAGTTGGCCTGCATCAATGAGTCTGCATTCGTTCTGGACGATGAAGATTACCGGGCATACCTGAAATTCAAGGTTTTGAAAAATACGAACGCCTGCACCTACTACGACCTTATCAAAGGTCTGGCGATGCTGTGGAATATGTCACCGATATATTACCATGAAGACCCGGATTTCCCGGCCACCATCATCCTGACGATGCCCACAATGCGACCGGGCGGCGGGCTGATTGAAGTAGGCAAAGTGCCGACCATCCGACCTGCGGGCGTTCAAGTGCAGTTCCAATATCTGATTCGGATTGTCGTGGAAACGATTGCTCGGTGGACATTGGCTGCGCACACGGTTCCTCTCTGCAATCAAATTCTGTGCGGACAGTATCCTCGCCTCGGCACATTGACGGATTTTGTGTACATCGAAACCAACGCAGATTTTGAAGAAATCGTTGCGCTGGTTAATTCGACCATCACTGGTACTACCGTTGTCGGCGGCAGGGCTTACAACTCCACAACAGGGGAGCTCATTACAAGCGATGTCCAAATCACGGTCGGGGCTGATTTCAGCGTCCGGGATGTGAGCATTGCAGGAAAGACAATCACAGGCACAGTTCCGCTCCGTGCCGTGAATGGGACAATTTTGAAGAGCAGCATCGAGGCGGGCGGCACGGTCACTACCGGGTTTGCCCCTCTGACGTTGACAGGAGCGGCAACTGCCGGGGGCGGGGAACTGCCTACGGCTGAGCAGGTTGCGTTAGCGGCATCCGCTGACGCTGGCGCCAAAGTCCATATCGCGGCGGCTACCATCAGACGATGCGGAGCCGTTTCGTGTGGAAAATAAAAGGAGGTGTCAAGATGGCTTTCTGGACACAGGAATTTATGGCAAACCGCAGAAAGCAGTGGCTCGATTCGCTTGTGAAATTTGAGTATCAGGCGGATGGGTCGTGGCATGAAGCAACCATCAATTCCAAAAAAATCAATGGAACGCAGCTTGAGCTGGTGGTTAGCCTCCCGCGCACATCCGCAGGAGCGCAAACCATCACGGCCATTCGCGTGATTGATGTGACGGGTAAACAGTGCGGTTACTCGGCCACAAGCGTCAAGCGGGCGGCAAATCAGGGCGTTCTGGCCAAGTTCGAGTTTCCGATTTACGAGAAAGAAGGTGAAAACTAATGAACGGAAGAGAACAGCCGTATATCGGCACCAATGCAACAGGTTCCTATGTACCGACTCAGTGGCGAGATGATGCTCCCGGCATTCAGGATGGTACACCCATTGATGAAACCAACCTGAATAACATGGAGAACGGCATCAACAGCGGGAACCTGTTCGCCGAGTATCTGGCAGAGGTACTGTTCAAGACGCTGAAGAAAACAGAAGACCTTGCTGGTGAAGTTATCGTTGTGACCCTCACCAACACCGGGGATTTCTATACGAACAACAGTGTCAAGACTATCCCTCTGGGAACCCGGCGCGATACGCTGGACTACATCGTTACCCCTGAGATTCAGGGCGACACCACGAACGTGGGCGATGTGGTCGTTTTCGACAAGCAGACCAACGGCTTCAAGGTGAAATACACCGGAAGCGCGGCATCTGCGACTATCAAACTCTATGTGCATGGAGGCAACGCGGCATAATGGCAAACATCATCATTCACAGCGATGAACGGCGTGGGCAGCAAAATGAGGCCCTGCGGGATTACGGCATCGACCCCCGCAGGGCTTCTTCTTTGCAGCGCGAAATGGCCGACTGCATCGCTCAGAAAACCAATGAGGCTTATTCTGAAGCCGGAAAGGTAGGTACTCTGTAATGACCGTTATCGAAGCAAACGTGGGCGAAAAAATCCCCTATATTGTCCGGGGCAGCAAAATCACCTTTGATGATGAGCTCATGCTGAATCTGGCTAAGCTGGAGCGTGATGACCCTATTTCCGTTGATATCTGCATGACCAAACTCGGTATGCTCACCACTGGTCTGGGCCGGGATTATGTGGCACAGATTGCGATTCCCGCCCGTGAGTACACCGAAACCGAGACGGAGAACCC